AATGGGCGAGTTCGACATGGAGAAGATGAAGGTGCTCGTGCCGGAAATCGACTATCAGGCCGCTGGCCTTTCCGAGGCGGATATAAACATATACGGCATATCCGTCATGCAGGACGAGGTGAATGCAGGGCTGGCCGATACGCTGGATGATTTCAAGGAGATACAGCGGCCGTTCGAGGAACGCAAGGCTGCGGTCAAGGAGATGAAAGAACAAATCCGACAACAGGCAGAGCAGAAAGCCGAAGACATTGAGTCGTATGTGATGCTCAATTTCAAATCCTATCGGGCGAAATCGTCGTTTATGCTTCGATTCGGGTTTGGGCCGGATGACAAGATTATCCCTGGCGAAATGTTCGCCGATATGGTTGAACGGGTGGAATAACCTCACAAACCTTACACTATAAAAAATGGGTGCTCCGAGTAAAAAGCCTAATATTGCGACATTCCGCAAGATTGCAAATTCTTGCGGCGGCATTTTATCCGATATTGCCGCCCACATCGGAGTGGATAGAGTTACTGTCTATGCTTGGTGCAATGATGATCCCGAGTTCAAGCAGGCCCTCGAAGATTCCCGCGAACGTTTCCTCGATCTTGCCGAAAGCAACCTCCGCAAACTGGTTGCCGGCGTTCCAGCCATCGAAAAGGACGAGAACGGCGAAAAGAGATTTGCCGGTTGGATCGAACGTCCCTCCGAAACAGCGATCATTTTCACCCTCAAAACCCGTGGTAAGAAACGGGGGTATGTAGAGCGGTCGGAGATTACAGGCCCCGATGGTGCCGAACTTATTCCGCCTCGCACCCTTTCTCCCGAAGAGGCGAAGCAATATGGGTTGAAACTTAACGAAGAATATTAGTACACTCCCCCGATTCGCGACATAGACATAGAGCGCACCTTCTGCCTTTCCGGAACGCTGAACTTCACCCGCTATATGTTCAAGCATAAGACGGGGATGCGTTTTATTGTCGGCGATCACCATCGCCAAATATGCGAGGCTCTCGATAAAGTAGTACGGGGAGAGATAAAGCGACTTATCATCAATATCGCCCCGCGATACGGGAAGACAGAACTTGTGTCGAAAAACTTCATCGCCTACGGGCTGGCACTCAATCCGCGAAGTAAATTTATCCACTTGTCATATTCCGATGATCTTGTGCTTGATAATTCGAAAGAGATCAATGAAACAGTACAATCGGACTATTATCAACGGCTGTTTCCCGAGGTCAATGTGGAATCGAAGAATGCAAAAAAATGGTACACATCCGCCGGCGGCGGGCTGTATGCAGTAAGTGCCGCCGGACAGGTGACCGGTTTCGGCGCAGGTCAAGTGGATGATACCGACAGGGAGCGACGCGAAATAGGTAATTTCATTCCTGCATGGGAAAGCGATTTTGCGGGGGCAATCGTCATTGACGACCCTATTAAGCCAGAGGATGCACTGTCCGAAACGGTCCGTGAGCGGGTAAACAACCGTTTCGAATCGACAATCCGCAACCGCGTGAACTCCCGAAACACACCGATCATAATCATCATGCAGAGACTGCACGAACACGATCTGTGCGGGTATCTGCAAGAAATTGAGCCGGAAGAATGGACGGTACTCTCGATGCCCTGTATCTGGCATGACGAAAACGGCCGTGAACAGCCGTTATGGGATTTCAAACATACGCTGGAGGAGTTGCGAAAAATCGAGAGATCGAACTCATTTGTCTTTGAAACGCAATATATGCAGAACCCGAAGCCGCTGGAAGGTTTGATGTATGGAGAGTTTAAGACATACGACATAATTCCATATGCAGCATCTATGAAGCGAAAGAACTACACGGATACCGCTGATACCGGCAGTGACTATCTGTGTTCTATTTGCTATACGGAAACTCCCATCGGCAATTTCGTGACGGACATTTT